ATGTAGAATGCTTTTTCTACGTTCATCAAAGTATTATCAGTTACGATATATAAGAAGCTAAATACTTCTTTATCGAAACCAGGGTCTGTAATAGTACCATCTTCAATAAGACCATGATAATGCTTAACTTGTGTTGTTGGATCTTTGATACCACGCAAGAACAATTCATGAACTTTTGTTAAGATAGAACCAGATTTTTCGAAGTAACGTAATGTAAAAGTAGAAGCAGATTGGCTATTAACTTTGTTGATTACGTTGATATTTTTAACACCATTTGTCAATTCTGCAGTTTCGGAGTTGATGTTATCAATACCGTCTAAACCACGGAATTCATATTCAAGAATATGAACGTAAGTGTTGATCAATTTAGCATATTGCTCATGTTTTTCAGCTAACTTCTTTAAGAAGAATGGAATATCAAGTACTAAGAATAAACCATAGCCAGATTCAAATTGGTTGAATTGGTAAAGGTTAGCCCAGTCAGTTACACCACGGAATAAAGCATAGTTAGTCAAATCACGAATATCTTTAGTGCCGTCGAAGATAAAATTAACAGCACCGCTTGTACGTTGTTCAGCCATTTTTATCCTCCTTATTAGATCTTGGCACTATTATTTGTAGTAGCAATTGGAATAGCTACGATACGGAAGATTTCTGCTTGAGCAAAATCTTTGAAAGATACTTTGATTACAGCATATACAATCTTGTTAGCTGCATATACAGAATCAGTTTGGAAATCAATAGAAATAGATGCAAATTTAGAGGAAGATGCATCGATAACTGCTTGAATATCTTTCTTATAGTCTTCAAAGTCTGCACCAGTAATAAATTTATAACGGGATTTAGGACATTGAATACGAATATCTTTAATAAGACCTTGGATATTCAATACGTTATTGATAAAGCTCAATTGTGTATAAATATCTTGGGATGTATATTCAGTAGCAATATGGAAGATACCATTATAGTATTTACCAAAGTTGATACGGAGGTCATCCATTTGGTCTACTTGGTTGCCAGCTGGAGTAATCTTAGGTACATAGCTTAAAGTGCCTTCGATAATTTCAGGAACTGTCCAACCATTACTTTGACCAGCACAAACTAGAGAACGACCATTAGCAAAGTGCATACAAATCAAACGAGCGATTGCATAGCCCATAGTAACAGTAACTTGTTTCTTAGTATATGGATCATAAGTATCAAAGTATTGACAATAAGTACCGATAAATTTGTTATTGATACCATTGTTAAGTGTCTTAGCATTCTTAATAGCTAGGATATTGGTCAAACCAGTTGTACCCATATCACGGAAGAAGAATACGTCTTGACGGAAAGTAACTAATGCTTCGATAGCACGTTTAGTAATGTGAGGATATGCCGCATCAACTACCACATCGATAGGGTTGTTGTCTGTGTCATAGATTTCATCATTAAAAGTACCATCATATACTTTAGTCATTTCTTTAGCATAAACAGATTGATTATCAGTTACACCTTTATAAGTTTTGATAGGAGCATCACCGAAAGTTTCACCATTGAAGCCGCCGATCAAAGGATGACCGTTTACGGAATCAAGTTTAACTGTAGCAACACCATCAGTTGTAGAAGTTAAAACTTCAAATGTTTTGAAAGTTTCACCTCTCCAAGTGCGTGCAGTGATGATATCAGATTCACGAAGTACTGCTTCTTCAATACCAGAAAGAGAAGCAATTTTCGCAAATAACAAATTAACTTGATCTTCGAAACCAAAGCATTTTACTTGTTTAGAAGTACGTTTGATTACAGAGTCAAAGAATAAGTTAAAGCCAGATTCTACTTCATCTGGATTTAAAGAGAATACAATGGATTCCAATGTATTATTGTTTTCTTCGATGTCCAATACATAACGAGTAGATTGAGCAGAGCGAGAAAGTGTAGTATCAGTGGAAATGGTAATGGATTTTGCAGATACACCACGACCATTATCAGTGATTAAGAACAAAGGATAACGATTATCTTTGTTGTTTTTGAATTTGTTATAGAAAGCTTCAGCAACTGCTTTATAGTCGGAGCCATATTTATTTTCAGTAGCTTCAAGAGTTTCTATAGAGAAGTTAACTTGACAAACTTTAAACATAGCAGCAACGCCGTCGCTACCTGCTTCAGTTTTATTGTAAAGTGGACGATCTTCTGGTTTGGAAACTGTATCTACGTCAGTTTTCTTCCAGTATAAATCTTCCATTTCATAACTTCCATCTGGTTTTGTTACAGGAGCTCCTGTTACGGAGTCTGTTTTAATTCGAGTTTCTTGACGGGAAATTTCTTTGGTATGAGCTACAACACCAAGCATAGCTAAACGAGAAGTTGGGTCAACAACACGTTTTGCATAAACAATACCACCATTGTTGATTACGTTAGCGGCTTGAAGTAAAGGTTGCCCATGACGTGCAAAGGAAATTTCACCATATTGGTCAAAGAAATCTTTACCTTGCCATTTTGTATATTCTTCAGTGCCTTTGTCGGATGTGAAGCCGGCAAATACAATCGGCCTAACAGTAGAGTCAGCTACATTCAGAGAAGGAATATAACTTTGGTCTTCAAGAATGATTTTTGTACCAATCATAATCTCTTATTTCCTCCTTAATAGAATTAAAATAGTTCTAAACGATCCGATTGGAGATCTATTTAAACTTTTATTCATATGTTATTCCGGGCCCTTTAGGTCATTAGGATCTTTTCCATTGGGCTATCTACCTTATTCTTGTTGATTACTGCGTTTACAACCGCATCATCCCAGTTTTCAGAAGTGATAGATGTGAAGGCGGAAATATACTTAGGAATCATCTTAATTGATACTGGTTTATATTTATGCATGTCGGTCTCTTTAGCCAATCGGAACGGAACTGATTCATCTTTAGTAGATCTGCATAATTCGGAAATAAGAATACCAAACATCTGAGCAGATATACCGAAGGAAGATCCATTAAATTTAATAGAGTCCATTAAGAAGGTGTGTAATTCATCATAAGGAATTACATTAGGTATATTACCAGTAATCATGAAGATTCTAAACATATTTTCTACGTTCGTGATATCTTCTGGAGATCCAGTATTTACAATAGCCACATCGTCTTTCTTAAATCTAAGAATACGATAATCTACAGGAACTGGAATCTTCTTGTCTAGGATATAGTCTTTGACTTTTTCAACAGAAGAAGGCATGCAGGAAATTAACACAGGGTGGTTAAATAGTTTAACTCCATATATCGATTTTCCTTTAGAGTCGAAGACCTCATATGAAAAAAGCCCGAGAGTATTAATATACTCTCCGGCTTCTTCTGCATACTTCATATGACCGTCATTCCTAAAATAATTTTCAGGGATATAGTAAACTAATTCCCCATCTCCCTTAAAGATAAGGGAATTCCCATCCTCTTTAAGGAAGGCATTAACTTTAGTCATAGACATTAGTTTGCACCTCTAGTTTTTTCTAATAGTTCATTAATTTTAGCCATAACATCTTGAACTTCTTTTTTGGTAGCATAAGCAGATAGATCTTGAGCTCCACCACCGGCTTTAAGTTTTTCTTCTAAAGCTGCAGTAGTTACATAGCCATTCAATTTAGTATCTACTTGGCTCTTACTATAGATTGCTGTACCATAATGAGCTGTAGTGATAACAGTATTAGAATTAGTACCATCGTATACCGTTAATGCATTTGTACACAATGCCATAGACTTATCTTTAGACCCCATTTCTACATTACCATTTTTATTTATTTTAGCAATTGGGATCCATTTGTTATCTGGGGATTTGCCATATAAATATTGTTGGTTTGGTAAGAATATACCATTTTTAAAGTGTGTATCATTAATATGCTCATAAGCAGATTTAACTGGATCGTGAACGTAGATATTAACTTTTCCACCTTCATTAGATGCCATATAAATCATACCATTTGCATATGCGAAGTCTTCAATTTCAATACTGGAATTGATTTCTACTTCACGTAGAATAGTACCAGTATAGTCAGATTCAACAATTCGATTCAATGTAGCAAATACAATAGTTTTATCCATAAGTAATGCACCATTAGAATCATTGTTTGTTTCATTTACAGTTACTGTAACTTCTTTTTCTATAGCATTAAGATTAGCATAATCATATAATCTTAATTTACGTGTAGCATTAGTATCACCAGGAACTATAGATAATAATTTTTTGCTACCTTTATTATAGTCAATATTGAAGAATTTATCAGTATAGTCAGTATAACCATCAACTGTTAAATCATCATTAAGTCTATAAATTCTATTACCATTGGTTGCACCATTAGTAACTAAGATATGAGTACCATCATAAGTCAATGTATTACAATGGCCTAAGATATCTGCACCTGTAAAAGATCGTTTAGTTAAAACTGAGAAGTCTGTTGGTGATAATTCATAAATAACTTGTTTTGTATTATCAGAATTAACACATGCAAGAATAAATGTATTCTTTTTAAAGTTATAAGTGAACCCTTGACATTGGTTTACGTCAGGATCTAATTTAATATTTGTAGCTAAAGTAATATGATCTGCAGATTTAATCTGTGCTAGATTCTTTAAGATTGCTTCATTTACTTTAGTACTAAGTTTATAAATGTCTTTAGCAACTTCTTGAATTGCTGGGGTTAAAATGCCTTTAATGAGTTGAGTAAGATTCTTCATAGTAATTTCTCCAACCTATTAATCATGGGAAAATATTAAAACTCTATATTTAATTGTTGAAAGAATGAGTAAATACTCAATGAGGATGAACCTCATTGAGTATATTACTTTCTTATTGTTGACTAATAGCACCAATAATCATCATCTTAGATAATTCTTCTGCTTTAGTTGGGAAGAGTTCAGAAGATGGTTTATTGTCGTTAGTTACATTATAAGAATCTTTAGCTACCCATTGTTTAGTTGAGTAATTATATCGTTTAGTTTCATCTTTATTAAATAAAGGAATACGATATTTTAAGAAATCTTCATCAGACATTGCTGGGTTTGTTTCAGAAATACAACAATGAATATATTTAACGAAATCAATAGATCCTTGATTATGAGTAGGATCAAATCTATATCCAGGTGCATTAAATGCATTAATTGATACAGACATCGAATCAGACATTTCGTTATAGTTAGCTAATGATGGCATTACAACTTGAACTCCAGTATCTTCAAATATGTATTTAATAGGGTTGATAGTTTTTCCGGAATATAAATTTGATAATGAGTTATTAAACATATCTTTGAATACTTGTGTTCTCATAGGTAATACAACTTTATCTACTTTGACTTCAGATATTGTACTATTAAATACTAAAGGAGCTTCATGACCAACTAATGTAACCTTTGTAATAACATCATCGCCAGATTTGAATTTAGTAAATGGAGGAGCGGCAAAGAATGCTTCTTTATATCCTAATTCATATGAGTCTGAATCTTTTGATACATATCCTAAATTTATATTGAAATCAAATATAGTATTAAATGATATATTGCCAAATGGATAAACACCAGCAGCAGCAGTATTAGATACATCAAAAATTACAGGTTTACGTAATAAATATAATTGTAACCCTAGTCTAGAAAGTCCAGTAGAATATAGAGTATAACTTGAACCTAAACTATAATGAGAACTAGGTGCCCATAAAGAATTATGCTCTGTTACTACACTATACTTTCCAAAAATATCATCTTTTGTTACTATAATGCCTTCTGAAACAGTACTAGAGTAATCATTCCCAAATTTATAATCAGCAAATAATACAGAAATTTTATCGCTACCTAGCATTTTATAAGTATTGACATAATTATCAAACATCATTGCTGGAGAAATTTCATAATATTTCTTAGTATCAGGAGTAGCAGATGCAACTGGTTCCCAAGATCTATTAGAATAGTTATATTTTTTACTGCCATCCAAATTATAAATAGGAAGTCTCATTAATATAAATTCTGCGGAATTTTCTTTTATTGTAGATGGATCTACATAAATATGAACTAGCTTACCTAGAGCTTCAGCTAATTTAACGCTAATACCTTTGAAGTTTTTACTTTGCTCTTTAAAATAAAGAGTTTTAGTATCTTCTTGCGTCCATTCACTTATAGCCAATGGATCTGCAGTTCTAACAAATTGAGCTTCTAATTCATTAGTCTTATATTCATAGTTATTTCCTTGGAAGAAATCGCCACCAAGATCTCCGGCTAACTTAACTATGATTGGATCATATTGAGTTGTATCACCTTCACCGTAATCATTCATTAGACCTTGGTTCTTATAGAATAAGTGTTTAAGTAATCTATAGTCGACTATTACTTCTTTACATACAACTTCTTTTATGTATTTATTACCAGATAATACGAAAGCATCACATTTAAATTTTTCAGGAACTTCACCATTTAAAGTGATCTTAGTATTATAATCAGTTAACGCTACTACACCGCCAAATTGTTTACGATCTGGCTTACTCCAGTCATTATCACTATTTGTTTCTTGAGTGAGATCGTAATATTCAGTACCATTATAATTTACTTTCTTGAAATCATCTTTAATATCAATGGTTAAATTGATATTCTTAATATTTTGAGCACCAGCAGTCAAATACATATAATCATTTTGAAAGAAGTTCATATCATGAACTGTCAATTTGACATTTCTATCAGATTGATTATCATGAGCACTTTCTAAATGACTTACTAATTCATCAGTTGGGAAAAACATACCTAATTTTTTTTCTTTAGGGATATTATATTCAGTCATTGTAGAAGATATCAATGTATTTTTTGTATCTAAAGTTTCACTAGAAGATGGAGAATAAGTAAATCCACCAGTAATGTCTAAAGTACCATTAACCATACCTTTAACTTCAGTGGATTTCTTAATATTTTCTTCAGCTTTTTCAGGAAGTTTAGTTACTTCAGAGGCTAGCTTAGATGATGCACCAGTAGAAGTGATGCCGTTCTTAACTAGAACTTCTTTAACTTCTTGAAGATCATTATGTAAAAGATTTAAATTTTCTATAACCTTATCGGTCATATTAGGTGTGTCTGGCATAAGTTATACCTCCATTATACATTTTTACTACCAATAACTCTCATTTTATTAAGTTCTTCAGCCAATTCTGGGAAGATTTGAGTCATTGGTTTATTATCATTCTTAGGATCATATTGGCCAATTAATTGCCATTGACGTAAAGAATAGTTAAATCGTTGATTACCATCTAATGTAAATAATGGCAAACGATATTTTAAGAAGTTCTTATTTTGAAGAATTGGATTATTAGATCTAATGTGACAATGAATATGGGATACGAAGTTATTAATTGCATCTTGTTGAGTGCAATCAAATCTATATCCAGTATGGTTATATACACCAAAGTCAGCAAAATCATAATCATATTCGCTAAGATTATCTCTATAGTAAGATAAAGACCATGGTAGAGATTCAACTATAGATGGAGTATCCGCAAAAATAAACTTAGTAAATCCAGCATCGCTAATTTTACCAAATATTAGTCTTCTAAATGATTTAGCTTTGTAAGGAATAATAATTTTATTAACCTTAACTTCGGTAATATATTTATTGAAGAATAATGGACAACCTTCGGAATATGCAGTCATATCTAATTTAGTAATATCTGTATTATCGGAAGATTTAAATTTAGTATTTATAGGACCGGGCATAGTACGTACATAATCGCGTATTTCTGCATATTCAGAGCCGGTATTAATATCATTACCAAATTTTACTTCCAATTTATCACTACTAAAATCTAGATCATGGAAAGGATAAGAACTACCTACATTGTGTGTACTTTCAAATTCAAATTTAATACTATTAAGGAAATAGTTATTAGAATCGAATGGAGTTTCAACCAATGCTTTATTTTTAATAATATAGCGATTATCTGGAGTTTCGGTAAAGTAAGAATTCTTTTTACATATGATATCTCTATTAGAATATAAATCTTCTAATACTATGATACCTTTATCTCTAGTTTCAGGATTTGGATTTATTTTACATATACCTTGACGAATCTTTTGAGATTTATCAATACCGATAAGCTGTCCATTATCTACTTCTAGTTCACCAGAGGAAGTAATATCAAAATATCTAGAAGCATCTTCAGTTGCTTTAGATACATCTTCCCAAGTTTGATTACTATAATTATATTTTTTAGTATTATCTAAATTATATAATGGAAGTCTCATCAATAAAGGTTTTATTGATCTAGTTAAATTAATCTTAGTCGGATCTACTAAAATATGACACATCTTAGATAAAAATTCAGCTGGCATGTGGCTAAGACCAATAATATCTTTTGCTTTTTCAAAAGCTGCATATTTAAGCTCTTGATCACTGAAAAAAGAGCTGCTATTTAATGGATCAACATCATCCAAGAATGCAGGACGTTTATATCTATAATCTAAAGAGGTGCCGATATGATCAATATCGGTGATTTCATTAGTAACTCTAATAATGATAGGATCAAAGTTTGGAGTTTCTTCTCCAGTTTCATAAGCTGCAACTATCTTATTATATTTATATAAGATATTCATTAAAGCATAAAAATCTATATTAAGATTATTACATACTACTTCTTTTACGTACTTATTAGGCGTAAGAGTGAATGTATCACATTTTACATATTCTAATACTTCACCATTAACTGTAAATTTAGTATTATAATCCGCAAAGCCAATTTTACCAGTAAATACGGAAACTCCAGGTCTATCATTATTCCCTTCCTTAGGGAAATTTACATACTGTTTTCCGTTGTAGTTTACTTTTGTTAAACTTTGATCATTAATATTTACAGTAAAATTAATATCACCAATATCTTTAGCCCCAGTTAAGTAAGCATAAGAATCTTGTAAGAATTGTTTATTAGATACATTTAGTACTAAATTTCTTTTATCTGCAGATGTTTCAGTTGTAAGAATATTATTAACTAGACTATCTGTAGGAAAATACATTGCTAGATCTTTATCTTTAGGTAAAGTAAATTCTTTATTCTTATTATTAACCAAACAGTTAGTTTCATTTAAAGCTGTTGCAGAGTTTGGAGCATAAGTAAATCCACCAGTGATATCTAAGATACCATTAGCTAATCCTTTAACTTCCCCAGATTTCTTAATAGTTTCTTCAGTTTTCTCTGGAAGTTTAGTAACTTCTGCAGCTAATTGTGCAGTTGTACCATTAGACTGAATACCATTTTTAACTAAAATATTTTTAACTTCTTCTAAGTCATTATGTAGTAATCCAAAGCTTTCTACTACTTTATTGACTAGGTCTGTTGTTGTCTGTTTGTCATCTGCCATAATTATTTACCTCTAATTTTAGAAATTATTATAAAGTGGATTAAGATATCTTAATCCACTTATTATTAAGCCCTATATACGCATCTTCTAAATTTTTCCCAAATTGACCTTCATATTGTGGTGCCGTAACTTTTGTTATATCTACTATTGAGAATACTTTATCTTGGACAAATCCAGATTGTAATTTTACACTTTGTAAAATTTCTGGAGTATTTTTATCAGTATTTAAAATTATTACCCCAGGCTGTAGTGAATTATATTTTGTAGCATCATTAGTTCCTTTAAATATAACTCTACCAACTGAATTAAAATAATCTTGATTAATATAATTTTTCTCAATAAATGGACTTTCGACAGTTATACTTCCAGATACTGGAATATATGTATGGTCTACACTATTATTATGATTAGTTCCAGCAAGAACTACATTACTATTTGCTACTTTAATACCACACCAATTATTTTTAATTGTAATATTACTAAGATATACAAAAGAATTATCTTGAATCCAGAAACAAATTTTATCCTTTTTATCTTTTTTGGTCTTTTTATTTACACTATCTAATATTGAATCTGTAATAACTACCAAACTATTTAAAATCTCAATTTGATACGGATTGTTAGCATCATTATCTGATATAAAATTTATATTATTAAATGATACCTTTGTACAATTTTGTACCAATATTGGTGGGAATATTACATTTGGATTTTTAGAATTTATTGGACTTATATTTAGCTCATTTTTAAGACATTCTATACGTAGAGAATTATATCTTAAATTTACATCAGTATAATTACTTATATCAGAATAGTCACCATCTGCAACTTTAATTTTTACTTCTGCATTATATAAATTATTAGCATGCCTGATAGCATCAGCTAATTTATTAAATGGGAATCTTTGATCCCCAGTTTTAATCTGCCCAGTATAATTTTTATCGACATATATAGTTTTAAATCGATAAGTTGATGGCGTTGCATCTAATATAATTTTGTCATTATACTTTGTTGTAAATTTAGTATAAGTTATATGAATAGGTTCAATCTGTTTTGATATTATATAGATATTTGCACCTAATTCTCTCATAGCATTTTCAAATCCCTGCTTTAGATATTCAGATTTTAAAGTATCTAAAGAGGCAGTTACAACTACATCTTTTGGAGTTATTCTCCTAAAATTGTTAGGAACTATAGAAACTCCATGATGATTAGATTTTATAAGATCTACATTTGATGGAAAATTGAATGCATTGTGTTCCATAGCATCATAATTACAATCACCTTGAAATACTAATGCTCTATTCAAATATTCCACATTTAAGCATACTGAGAAATTATTATAATCTTGATTATTTATATTTTTATAATAATCATAGTCAGTATCACTTGTATTATAAAATGTCAATATTGCTCCATGAAAATCAATTTTACCATTTGGTGCAAACTCATAATTTATATTAACAGAACTGCATGCCTCTTTTAACATATTATAAGTTCCACGCAATATATCAATTTTCATAGAATATTGACCAGAAAAATTCTGTTTTTCTGGGTCTGGCATATATAGTTTCTTTATTTTATTTTCTTTTATTAGTCTTTCAAAATTACCATAGTGATCATTATGAAAATGAGTTAATAAAGCAAATTCAAAATGATCTATATTATATAATTTCATCGTATCTATTATAGATTTATAATTTTTATCTGTT